GCGACACTAACACCGCTTTCGGTGTCCGAACGTGCTGAGCGTGAATTTTACTTCATGGCTTGTGGCGAGATTACCATCTTGCCTCCTTCGCCAGAAGGGGAACAGGCCATGCCTGTTTCTCTCCGCCAAAATGCGGTTGTGACCAGCAAGGATGGTAGGATTGGCATCGCCCAACTCGCTCGCACACAGCAGATGCTTCAGGTCCAGCTTCACAACAAGCTCCAAGCCAATGAGCTGATGAATGTCGTGGATGTGGTCATCCTCAACATGATCCCGCTCGGATTCTTCTCCGCCGAGGAGTTCAACAAGCTCCCTGAAGGCATGAAGATCCAAGAGCGAAAACCCGAAAACATCTAAACCAAGAAGAACACAATGAAACTGTTCGTGGATTATATGAATTGGAAAGGTATTCGTAACTGGCGAGAGATCGTAGTCACCTCGCCTATCTATGAAGGCTTATATTGTGAATTTAACAATCACGATGTTCTGATAAACACCAAGGTCATGGATGTTTTGATGGCAGATCGAGGATTGGCTCGTAGAACCCTGCGAGTGGATCATATCTACGGTTTTCGCGTCGAAGCCTGAACCAAGCAAACCAATGAAGGATCGCAGCTCTTTTCTGGGCTGTGGTCCCTTTTCATTTTGGAGAAACGCAAGTGATAACAAACCGATCCGACATCAGTCTCGCACTTGCCGTGTGGCTACTGCATGACGAATATGATCATGTGACTGGAACCAAAGGCAAATATATCTCGGCCACCGCGGTCATGAAGCCCCTGCGGCATATTCTCTTGCCCAGGCGGATGGATCCCAGTGACAACCTGATCGATGTCGAGGATTTCATCGCTCGATCCATGGGGCATGCTCTTCACGATTCCGTGGAGAAAGCTTGGACCAAAGGTTACGCTCGATCGCTCAAGCTCTTGGGCTATCCCCAAGACCTCATCGACCGTGTTCGGATCAATCCGACCGACGAAGAAGTCCGAGGATCTAATGAGATCCTACCCATCTACATGGAACAACGCCTCTTTCGTGAGATCGACGGCTACACTGTAGGCGGTAAGTTCGACTTCATCACCGAAGGGATCATCCAGGACCAGAAGAGCACAAGTGCTTATTCTTGGCTTCTTGGTTCCAAAGATGGTGATTACCAACTCCAGATGAGCATTTATCGTTGGCTCGATGCTGGGCAACCTCTCCGGAAGATCACCGAAGACTACGGCCGGATCAATTTCATCTTCACCGACTGGCAGAAAATGCAAGCTCGGCAGAATCCAAACTATCCGCAAAAGAAGGTTGAATTTAAGGAGATACCTCTCTTATCCTTGGATGAAACCGAGCATTGGATTCGATCCAAGCTCTCCCTCATAGATACGTTTAAGGACACACCCGAGACAGACCTTCCCGAATGCACAGACGAAGAACTCTGGCGCTCGGAAGCGGTCCATAAGTTCTATGCGGACCCCACCAAGACAGACGGACGCTCGACCAAGAACTTTGGCGAACTGAGTGAGGCGAGAGCCTTCCAAGTTACCAAGGGTGGGAAGGGCATCATCAAAACCGTTCCTGGCGAGCCAAAGCGATGCGGCTACTGCGAGGCATTCACCATTTGCACTCAAAAAGACAGGTACTTTACCCCATGATCGACCTCACTGGTGTCACTCACCATCCGGCTATTGAAGAAAACGTCGAAGTGCTCTGCAACAAAACTCAGAACACTGACCGGGGCTTTTTTCGCGTTGAGATGGCTTACTTCCTTGGGAAGATGGCTTCTTCAATGCGGGCCACCATCGTCACCAAGGATCGTGGTGACATCCCGGTGAACATCTATGCACTCAATCTGGCCACTTCCGGCTTTGGTAAGGGCCACAGCGTCAACGTTGTCGAAGACGACATCATCGGTGGATTCAAGAAGCGTTTTCTTGAAGACACCATGCCGGTGATTAGCGACCAGAATCACTGGGTGATCGCTAATGAACGGGCTGTACGCAATAACTCTGACCCACAGGAGGAGTTCGAAAAGGTCCAGAAGACCTACAAGCGTGCTGGGGCTTACCCCTTCACATTCGACTCTGGAACCCCTGAAGGCATTCGCCAGATCAGGCACAAGCTGCTGCTGGCGAACTGTGGCTCGATTAATCTCCAGATTGACGAAATCGGCTCCAATCTGATCAAGAGCATCGACGTGCTCAACATTTACCTCGAGCTCTATGACCAGGGGAAGGTCAAGAGCAAGCTCATCAAAAACACGAACGACAATGAGCGGAACGAGGACATGGACGGCAAAACACCGTGCAATATGCTCTTGTTCGGAACGCCGGCAAAGCTATTTGATGGTGGAATGACCGAGGATCAGTTCTACTCGTTCTTGGACACAGGTTATGCTCGTCGTTGCCTCTTTGGCTATGGCCAGCAAGAACGTAGGTCTTTCAACACGCAGTCTCCCACGGAAATCTACAATCTCCTCATCGAGCCTCAGAATAACCAGACCATCCAGAAGTGGGCGATGCATTTTCACTCACTGGCGGATCCTGGGATGTTCGAATGGCGAATGATCGTGGAGGATGAAGTCGGTATCGAATTGCAGACCTACAAGATCGCTTGCGAACAAGCGGCCGAACTCATGCCTGAGATCGGCTTCGAGATCCAGAAGGCTGAACTCTCCCATCGCTACTTCAAGGTTCTGAAGTTGGCTGGGGCTTTCGCTTTCGTGGATCAAAGCAACGAGATCGAGATGCTGCATCTCCACCAGGCTATCTTGCTGGTCGAAGAGTCAGGAGCTGCTTTCTCCACCATCTTGAAGCGTGAGAAAGCCCATGTGAAGCTGGCAAAGTACATCGCCACTTGTGGGGAAGAAGTCACTCACTCGGACTTGTTGGATGCTTTGCCCTTCTTTCCGAAGGCCGGCACCCAGCGGAGCGAGATGATCACTCTGGCTGCTCAGTGGGGCTACAAGAACAACGTCATCATCAAGAAGACATTCATCGATGGACTCGAATTCTACAAGGGTGAAACCCTAGTGGAGACCGATCTTAAAAAGATGATCTTCTCATATAGTGACAATTGGGCTTATTCCTACGAGCCCTCTGAAGAGCCTATTGCCTTTGATCAGTTGGAATTATTGACTCAGGCTGCGGGAATGCACTGGTGTAACCATCACTTCAAAAACTACCATCGAGCCGAGGAAAATGTTATTCCTGGGTTCAACATGCTGGTGCTTGACGTGGATGGTGGCGTCTCAATCAATCTTGTTCATGAGCTTCTCGTGGACATAAAGCACTTCACCTATACGACGAAGCGCCATACCCCCGATGTCAATCGTTTTAGGCTGATCATTCCGATCAATTATATCCTGGAACTGGATAAAGACGAGTACACACAACTCGTTGATGATGTTGTTGCATGGCTGCCTTTCAAGACAGCCGATGTTGATCGTAGCTCTTGCCAACGATCCAAGAAGTGGATGAGCCACGAAGGTGGAGATATTCACTACAACATGGATGGGGCTTTGCTCGACATTCTACCGTTCATCCCGAAGACCTCGAAGAACGAGGTGTTCAAGAAGGACTTCAAAGCCGTGGCTTCCCTGGACAACCTTGAGCGTTGGTTTGCTCAACGTATGGTCACCGGAAGCCGCAATAACCAGATGCTAAAGTTTGCTTTGGCTCTGGTGGATAGCGGTCTGGAATTCATGACCGTTCAGCGGCAGGTGCATGAGTTTAACAAGAAGCTCTACGAGCCTCTCGATACTTCTGAACTTGACGCCACGATCATGACGACCGTGGCCAAGCGTTTCACCAAACACGCTGCCTAAACCGGAGGATAAATGTCACAAAACACAGAAACCAACGATCAGCTTGTGTTGGTCGTTGGGTACTCTGGAACTGGCAAAAGCGCCAGTCTCCGGAACATTCGGAACCAAGAACGATGGATGAATCTGATCACGGAAGCTGGTAAGCGACCGCCGTTCAAGAATACATTCCAGCCATACCGCATCGAGGATCCTTATCAGGTCTGGGAAGCATTCGACTTTGGAACCAATAACAAGAATGTCGGTGGCATCATCGTCGATTCGGTGACGTTCCTGATGGATATGTTCGAGACTCAGCTTGTCCTGCCTTCGACTAATACGATGGCGGCATGGGGCTCCTATGCTCAGTTCTTCAAGACACTGATGCAGGACAAAGTGGTGAAGTTCGGCAAGCCTGTCGTCATCACAGCTCACGTCAAAGACGACCTCGATGAGAAGGCGATGGAAATGAAAACCACTGTCCCAATTAAAGGCTCACTGAAAAACAATGGTGTGGAAGCCTACTTCTCCACCGTGGTGGCCGCCAAGAAGATAACCGTGAAGGAATTGGAGCCTTATTCTTCGAAGTTGCTCAATATCACTGACGAGGAAAAGGATCTGGGGTACAAACACGTATTCCAAACCCGGCCGACCAAGACCACGATCGGTGAACGCATCCGATCACCTATGGGGCTGTTTGATAAGAGCCAGACCTTCATGGATAACGACTGTCAAATTCTCTTGGATCACTTGACAGCTTTCTACGGGGTTTAAGTAACCCGTATTACCTAGTGGGAACATCCCACGTCAAAACGAAAGAAGAGTAACAAATGAGCCTGTTTGGTAATTTGAAAAGTGACGGCCTCGAAGAATCGACGGATCGTCTTGGCGGTTTCCAGGCCTGGGAAACCGGAATCTACACTGGTCCCATCAAGGTGGCCTACGCTGGCCAGTCTGCGTCTGGCGCTCGCTACGTGACGCTGATCGTCGATCACGATGGCAAGGAGTATCATGAGACCATCTACATCACGAACAAGGCCGGCGAGAACTGGTTCCTGAACAAGGAAACCAAGAAGAAGGTTCCCTTGCCTGGCTTCACGATCATCGATGACACCTGCCTCGTGACCACTGGCGCTGCGCTTTCCGACCAGGAAAGCGAGGAGAAGATGGTCAAGGTCTATGACGTTGACGCCAAGAAGGAACTCCCGAAGAGCGTTCCCGTGCTTACCGGCTTGACGGGCAAGATCGTCTCGCTGGCGATTCTGAAGACGCTGGAAAACAAGAGCGTGAAGGACACCAACGGAGTCTACAACGACACGGCTGAGACCCGTTTCTCCAATAACATCGACAAGGTGTTCCACACCGAGACCAAAATGACGGTGGCCGAGGCCCGCAATGGCGCCGAGAGCGGAACCTTCTGGGGAGACTGGGACAAGAAGAACAAAGGCGTCGATCGTGACAAGCGCACCATCAAGGATGGCTCTGCGGGAGTTGCTGGCAAACCCGGCGCTGCTCGTATCCAGGCTGGGCCTCCCCAGGCTGGAAGTGGATATCCTGCTCGTAAGAGCCTCTTCAACGCCAAGTAAGCTGGAAAGCTCACATGAAGATACCTGTCGTGGGTTTCGACCCCAGTCTAACCCATTGGGGAGTCGCTGAAAGCGAACTCGACCTCACGACAGGGTATCTTGATACTCCTGTCTTGGAGGTTCTGGAGCCAAGGAAGATCACTCACAAAGCGGTTCGGCAGAACTCGATCGATCTTGACGTGGCGAAACAGCTTGCTATAGCGGTCTTGGACAAAGCGAAGAGGGCGAAAGTCATCTTCGTAGAGTGTCCAGTGGGATCTCAGTCAGCTAGGGCCATGGCTTCGTATGGGATATGCGTTGGAATCTTAGGCACACTGCTTGCTGAAGACATCCAGCTCATCGAAGTCACGGCTACAGAAGTCAAAAATGCGTTGTCAGGGATAAGCACCGCATCCAAAGCCCAGATGATCGCTGCTGCGGTCAGCCTTTACCCCACTGCTAACTTCCCCAAGTTCCGAGGGAAGCTAACTTTAGCGGCTGAACACGTCGCAGACGCCATCGGA